GTTTTCTAAAACAGGTGGTCAGGAGGAGCCTCACTGAGCCATAGTACCGATAGTACCTGAGATACTAGCTGACCAGGTAGGGTGGTCAGTGCTGGTCAGGTGGTCAGGTAGGTAGAGGAGGTGTTACTAAAATCTCACTGGAGAGTAAATGAGTGAGATACTAACCCCTGAGCAGATACAGTTTTACCATGAGCTAAAGAGAGACCCTCTGAGGTTTGAGCAGTACAGGTGTGGAGATGCTAGGCCTGCTTTCCATGCAGACTCAAGTTTTATAAAGCTCCTGGCAGGTGGTAACCAGTCTGGTAAAAGCCATAGCGGAGCCTGCGAGACTGCATGGATCATGACTGGTGACCACCCCTGGCGTAAAGTAAAAAAGCCACCTGTTACAGGTAGGGTAGTCACCTACTCTATAAAGCAGAGTCTCACTGTGCAGAAGAGACTGCAGGCAGTCATACCTAAATTTATGATAGATGGCTATGATTTTAATGATAGGAGAGGGTTTGTAAACCAGAGGATAAAGCTCACTAACGGATCACTGATAGAGGTGGTCACTGCCTCTCAGGATACTCTAGCTCATGCCTCTGCTACCCTGGACTTTATCTGGATAGATGAGCCACCTCCAGAGGAGCTGTACTCTGAGCTGCTAGCTAGACTCATGGTAAAGTATGAGCCTGGCGTAACAGGTATGTACCTTACTCTGACTCCTATAAACCGTCCCGTAGAGTGGCTCATAGAGGAGGTTAATAGAGGCAAGATAAGCTATCACAGGTTTGATCTCACCACTGCTAACTGCCCACACCTGAGCCAGCAGCAGATAGATCTGATAGCAGATAGCTACCTACCTCATGAGAGAGCACAGAGGCTGCATGGTCACTGGCATGGTGAGACCAGATCAAGGTATTTTGATGCTTATGATGAGAGGTGCATCACTGATGTGAGGCCTAGAGGTGAGGTAGAGATAGGGCTAGGCATAGATCATGGTGAGAAAATAGGCAGCCAGGTAGCAGTGCTGGTAGCTCATGTAGAGGGTAGAGTATGGATTTTAGATGAGTACCGTAATGAGAGCAGGACTGATCCTGAGGATGATGCTGCAGGTATTTTAGAGATGCTAGATCGTAACCACATAAAGCCTCATGAGGTTACTGTAGCAGTAGGTGATATTAACTCTATGGGTAAAGGCTACCCTGCTATGAAAATATCAGACGCTATCACAGCAGCTATAACTAAAAAGCTCAGGCTGCAGAGGCCTCCTTTTCATATCACCTCAGCTATGAAAAGTGCAGGCTCAGTATCATGGGGTGAGAGGATTTTAAACTATGGATTTAAACGAGGTGACATCACGATCCACCCTGCCTGCCAGTACCTCACTAAAGCCTTTAGCCACTACACTGGTAAAAATACTGATGACCTAAAGCATGGTATAGACGCGACTAGATATATTATACAGAGGCTGTTAGGGTATGATCAGGCCTATCACAGACTGAGATTTTTATAGAGGCAGGGTTATTATGCCAGATACTTATGATACACTCACACCACCTAACCCACCTGACAACTATGATAGAGAGAGGATGGCTCATAGTAGGCTCAGGCTCAGGCTCCTCAGTGGTACCTGGCAGACTGATCTAGAGGAGTTTTTAGCCAGAGAGATAGATACCTCTAGGCGTATGGCTTGGGGACAACCAGATCGCAGTAAGTGTTTATTTAGGAATATTGTAAACCAGCTCTCTGTGCTATATGATCAGGCACCTATAGTGAGCCATGAGGAGGATGGAGCTGCTGAGGAGCTGAGTGAGCAGCTAGATAGAGCAGGCCTCTGGAGTCAGGCCAGGAGACTACAGGTGATCACAGTAGGTCTCAGAGAGGGTCTCTATAGACTAGACCCTGTAGAGGCTACTGAGTTTAACTCTGCCAGGATAAATGTGAGGATAGTTACACCTGATCTAGTCTATGGTTATGGCTCTGCTGATGAGCCTGATCTACCTGTAAAGCTCTGTGAGTATCGCCAGAGGTACACTGGTAAAGGTGGTGCAGGCAGTAAAGGCTATGAGTGGTGTAGAGATGTAGTCTCTATAGAGGATCCATATAACCCTTACTACATGATCCTCAGTGGTAGTGAGGATAAAGAGGAGGATTTATCTGAGCAGTTTTTAGGTGTCAAGGGTGGTCTCAGAGGTGATGCCTACCCTTATAGGTATGCAGACGGTACGCCATACCTACCCTATGTGCTCTATCATGCTCAGAGGTCTGGCAGCTCTGGTTTATTTGATCCTTATCAAGGGTCTGAGCTGGTCGATGGCACTTTAGTGGTGGCAACTCTTACCAGTCTGTGGAGGCATTTAGTACGGGACTGCTCATGGCCTCAGAGGTGGTGTGTAGGGGTGAGGCCTGCTGGAGGCTACCAAACCACAGATATAACCTCCAATATGGCCTATATACCTACAGACCCTGCCAGCCTTTTAAATTTTGAGGCCACTACAGATAAGCCACCTCAGATAGGTCAGTTTGCACCAGGTGGAGATCCTGTAGCTTTAGGTGATGCTATCAGAGCCTATAGTGCAGATCTGGCTTTAGATTTTGGCATCAGCAGCACAGATGTAGCCAGAGTAGCTGCTAACCCTCGATCAGGTTTTGCTATAGCTCTGAGTAATGAGGGTGTCAGAGCATCTCAGAGGAGGTCTGAGGTAGATGCCAGGAGAGGTGATCTGGATACTTTAAATAAGTTTGCAGCTATGTGGAATAGATTAACAGGTGCTAACCTGCCTGAGTCAGGGTGGCAGATACAGTACCCTGGCCTACCTCTCTCAGTGGAGGAGAGAAAACAGAGGATAGAGGAGTGGAGTAAACAGGCTGAGCTAGGTCTAGCCTCACCAGTAGATCTATACATGGCGATCAATAGTGTTAATAGAGAGACTGCAGTAAAGGCTCTGGAGCTGATAGCTATGGAGAGTGGCAGGTTTAATGGTGAGGTAGTAGCTACCAGCACTGAGCCTACACTCACTCAGGAGTACCAGGCTGAGTCAGATGAGCCAGTAGTAGCAGTTACCAGTGAGGCTCCAGCCTCTACCACTGCACTCAATGGAGCACAGGTGACTGCAGCTCAGGGTATAGTACTAGCAGTGGCTCAGGGTCAGCTACCTAGAGAGACTGGTATAAATATGTTATCATCCTTTTTCAATCTACCTACAGACCAGGCGGCAGCCATTATGGGTACTGTAGGTGGCAGTTTTAAAGTAACCCCTGAGGAGTAGTACCATGAGTGACGAAAAACCCACAGCAGATCAGTCAGTACCTTATAACAGATTTGCTAAAAAGGTAGCTGAGGCTGCAGAGTTAAAGGAGCAGATCAGTGCTATGCAAAAACAAGTAGCTGAGCTGACTCAGGCCAGTGGCCAGTTAGAGCAGTGGCAGACTAAATATGCTGAGCTGGAGGCTACCTCTAATACCAGGCAGGCTGAGTTTAATACTAAAGAGACCCTCTACCAGAGAGGTATTACTAATGCAGATCATATGGATCTAGCACAGTACCGTTTTAAAAAGTCTGGAGCAGATAATTTTAGTGAGTGGCTAGAGACTGGGATAAAAAATGATCCTATTTTATCAAGTATTTTAGGAGCACCTGAGCCAGCTCCTCAGGTACCTCAGGCAGAGGCTACCCCTGAGCCAGCTCAGGCAGAGGCTACACCTCAGCAGGCTACCCCTGCACCGTTCCCCACAGCTAATAACGGCACTAAACCTATACCACCTGCCAGAGGAGATATCAGTTTAGAGTCAGTAAAAAATATGACTGTAGAAGAAAAAGCAGCTATTTATCCTAAATTAGCTGAGCAGTGGGGATTTGCATCGGTTACACTACGCAAGTAAATTAGCCTCGGTTCATAGCGTAAACTATGTAGGCAGTAGAGAGTTACTATTTTCTAAACCTATAGGAGACCTATCATGGCACAAATTACCGAAACCAGTCTAGAGACCGAACTTAGACTAGCTGTAGCACTTGACACTGCACTACATGTTTTACTACATGATGCAGGTACTATCCGAAACACAGACGCTATCTCATACCTGGGATCTATTAACGGTACTGGAGCTGTAGGCTCTAGGATCCGTGAGGTAGGCCTTGACGGTTATGCAGCTATGGTAGCTACTGCTGATGGCTCTGCTGCCACAGCCACTGTACCGACCTTAGATGAGGTCGATATCACAGTGGCTAAATACAGTATACTCCGTGAGCTGACAGATCTCGCTAACCTTACAGGGTTCGGTGATGACATAAATCCAGCTCGTTTAGCACGATCTGTAGTGGGTGAGTATGAGGCTGCATTTATGACTGCAGTCGGTACTTTGATCGCTACTGCCTCTACTAATGTAGGCTCCTCAGGAGTTAACATGAGCGTAGATGACTACTATGATGCAGTGTTTCAGCTCGAACTAGGATCGGTTCCAGGCCCGTACTTCTGCCTGCTGGCACCTCGCCAGTTAGCTGATCTGCAGGAGAGCCTGAGAGCTGAGGGTGGGTCAACCGCCTTTAATCCAGCCACTGCTGAGATGTTGAAAATTAAAGGCCAGGGCTATGTCGGAGATTTTGCAGGGGTATCCATCCACAAGAGTAGTCTAGTTACCGATAACGGTACTAACTACGAGGGTGCTATGTGGGGTGTTGACGCTCTAGGCTACAAAACTGCCACAGTAAAACCAGTACCTGGTGCTATCATGACCTCTCCTGATCGAGAGGTCACTGTAGAGTTTAACCGTGGTGCAGGTGCTGCTGCTGGCTACACTCAGATCATCGGTCACGCCTACTTTGGCATGGCAGTACTTGAGCAGGCCAGGATCGTAGGTATCGTTACTGATAACTAAAACCTGGTGCTAGTTGGCTACGGTTTTTACCTCAGGGGTTTTCACTGTAGCTGGCTAGTCACCTTTAAACCCCTGAGGAGTTACTATGCAATTTTCAACACTACCAGCCAAAAAGCCTAAAGGTACCAGGCAGCTACTAAACGCCAGACCTAATCCACAGTGGGTTTATATGTTTCACCCTAACTCCTGGGACTTTATCCAGAGTGATGATGGTACTGCAGAGTGGTTACCGATGCTTAAACGCTGGAGGCAGGTGCCAGGTATTAACGGTATTAAAGGCCTGAGAGGTGGAGGTATTAACGAGACCTCAGCTAGAGCTAAGTTTGTAGATGATGGCTGGATATTTATAAACCCTGAGGAGTGTGAGTGGCTAGATAATGAGCCTAACGACTCAGGATACCTCAGAGCTATAGAGGGTAAATACGGTACAATTTGGGTAGATATTTTTGCAGAGCCTGAGACTATAGGTGCTGGTAACAATGCCTCTGTTACTTTTAATAGAGATAAAGAGGCCTATAATGAGTTTAGGAGAGAACTGCTCAGACGCAAAATGATACCAGCTATACAGTCAGGAGTAGTAAAGCTCTACTCTAAACGACAGAGGAGCAGAGCTAATAGGAAGATCAGCCAGATCCATAACCCTATGATAGCTAAACATATCGAAAATGAGAGCACTAAACTGAGCCTGATGGAGGCCAGTGCACCACCTAAACGATCTAAAAAGGTTAAAAAAGGTGGTAAAAATGCCTGAGAAACTAGGCTACAGAGAGGCGCTAGAGAGGCTCAGCCAGCGTATACACCAGCAGGGTAAAGAGTCCGGTAGCTCTAAAAGCTATGAGCAGATTAAACGAGAGACTACAGACCGTGTTAAAGGTTTTGAAAAGAGGCACCCTAACAGACCAGCTACTTTAAAGGAGTAATCATGGCACTGACATTTCAACAAAAAGAGAGAGGTACCTGGAGCTTTAATGGTGTAGGTGTAAAAGCCTCAGCAGATGAGCTGGATAGCGCTACCCCTACTATCACCTCAGGATCTGGTGTACCATCATCAACAGAGCCAGCAGGATCTTTATACCTTAGAACAGGCAGTTCTAATGCAGATACTGCACTCTATGTAATGATCTCTACTACCTGGACTGCTATATTAGGTGCCTCATAAGGGTTTAGATGCTGCCTCCAGTGCTACAGCATATGCAGAGCTTAGGTTATGCAGTGTTCACTGGTGACTATAATCTAAACCTATTTGGTATCAGAGCCTCTACCAGATCATCAGATGAGTATGATGATGTGATAGGATGTGCCTACCAGGTAGGTGGACTGTGGCAGGTAGACTACTGGCCTGCCACTACCGATCCTGGCGCCTACTATCTAGCTACAGCCAGTGAGGATTTTAAAGTAGAGGGTACAGCTATACTGGTACCTGACCAGTATAGAGGAGCCTATGAGATAGGGTTACATGGATCTACCAGGTACCTGGCTCTGGTGCAGACTGGTGCACCTGTCAAGGTCTACAGAGATGATAACAGAGATCTGGTGCTGGATACTAACTGCAGCTCAGAGGTAGTCACTGGCTGGTTTGGTATAAATATCCATGCTAGCTCCATGCAGCCATATGATGAGGTTAAAGATAAATCTAGCTACTCTGTAGGTAAATGGTCTGCAGGGTGTCAGGTTCATGCCACTACTGCAGGGTTTTTAGAGATGATGAGACTGGCTCAAAAGCAGATAGAGGTAACAGGGTACACCACTTTTAGTTATACTCTTTTAAACCAGTGGAGTTAGCATGGCTTATATCAATGGAGTGTTCCCAGATTACAATGGTCTACCTCGGATCATACCTCGTAACGAGGCATTTACTCTGCAGCTCAATGTATTTTTAGATGATGGCTCCACTAAAGATACCCTGAGTGCAGCTACCCTCACCTTAAAAAACGGTACTGAGGTAGTAGTAGATGCTCAGAGTGCTACTGTAGGTGGCTCAGTATCTGCCAGCTATGCACTCTCTGCAGCCTCTACAGAGGATCTAAACCTGAGTGATATGATGTTAGAGCTGTGGACTATCACCACCTCTACAGGTGTCACCACTACTATCAGGAGATCTGGTATGCTAGTGAGGCATCAGCTCTATCCACTGGTAAAGGATAGTGATCTAATCATGAGGCATAACCAGCTAGATGATATCAGGCCTACCAGTATCAGTAACTGGCTAGACTATATTAAAACTGCCTGGGAAGTGCTAAACAGAGACCTAATCAAAAGAGGTAAAAGACCAGCTCTGATACTGGATAGCTATGCTCTTTTTGATATGCACCTATTTAAAGCACTAGAGTTAATCTTTAGAGATATGACCACTTTTGTAGGTGACGGCAGGTATCATGATCTATGGGAAACCTACAGAGATGCTTATACTGCAGAATGGGATACTGTGAGTTTCCACTATGACTCAGATCAGGATGGTACCATAGATGCAGATGATAAAAACTCTGCTGTACCCTCACTATGGCTAGGTGTACCACCTGGATGGCCTCTATCAGGGTTACCCTAAATGGCTCAGGCTACTTTAAAATCAGTCTACCAGACTGCTAAAACTATACTGGAGGCCTCTGGTTTTATCTTTAGTAATACACCTTTTACTATAGATGAGACTAATTTACCTATCAGTGGTGAGGGTAGGTTTTTCTCTATAGATATGCAGACTGCTAATACGGACCTCTATAGAGATGCTAATAGAGGTGGTACTACCCTGCAGAGGGTAGAGCATACCCTCATAGTAAAAATGGCCTTTAGGATTAAACCTTTTGATCCTCTGACTACAGTAGAGACCATGCTAGACCAGGAGAGAGCTATACTGGATGATATGACTCTACCTAGTAACTATGATCAGTGTAGGGTACTCTACCAGGGTAGTGATAGGAGACTCAGCAGGAGTAAAGAGTTTTTCTACACAGATGTTACCTTTACAGTACAGCAGAGCTGGGTGCCATAGTGCCACTCTATGTAAAAAACCTAGATGAGATGGCAGCTAAACTGGAGCATCTGGCTGATGGTGAGCTAGATAAGATCATAGACTGGACCTTTAACAGCCTCTCTCACTCAGTACTCAAAAAGATTAGAGCAGTGTGGCCTATAGATACTAAACAGAGCTATAATAAATGGCAGTTTAAAAAGGTTAAAGAGTTAAACTATATCATAGAAAATCCTGCTACTAACCCCTATGACGGTGATCACTATGTACCTTATGTTTATGCTAAAGGTGATAGAAGTAAAAAACCTATAGTCCATAAGATAGTGCAGACTGCAATAGAGGAGACTATAGAAAAAGAGGCAGAGGATAATTTTACTGATAGGCTACAGAGGTATTTATCATGACACTAAAAGAGGCTAAAAAGATACTGGATGCTATAGGCTGGATGCTAGGCAGGGGTACCAGGAGACTACCAGCAGAGGAGAGAGCTGAGGTAAAATCTGCTCTTAATGTTTACGCCAGTGCAGGAGAGAGTTACACTGGTGGCAAGGTTAAAGCTAAATCTAACTCACCTAAAGCAGAGGTATAACTTATGGCTATCAGTACTATCGTTAAAACTAAAAGAGATGGCTCACTAACCTTTACTGATAAGGATGCTGGTAGCTCCTTTACTGTAGCCTATGAGGCAGGGGATCTCAGTATCTCCATACCTGGTGCAGGTGCTAATAACTATCTGGATCGTGGTCAGATTACAGCCACACCCTCAGTCAGGTATAGCGACGATCAGCCTATTACAGGATCCTTTACTGCTTACCTGAGAGATATGAGTGATGGTAGCTATGAGACTCTCATGGAGATTATGTGCCAAACTGGCCATATCGGTACCACCTGGGTGAGTACTCTAGGTACTACTGCAGAGGTGTTTACTGTAAAGCTCACCTGGACTGTAGAGGGTACTGATCATGGTGATGCTTCTGATCATGTATGTGCTATGGACCACTGCTATGTAACTGGCTCTGTGAGTGAGGGTGATCCTGATACGCTCACTATTAACTTTACTAGTTACTCAGTGTATCCTACACTGACCTAAACCCGATCTAACCCCTGAGGATCTACATGATAAAAAGAACCGCTACCAGAGTAGTACCTAATAAACCACACTATACCTCACTCACCATAGAGGGTATAGGAGAGGTGCGCTGGCGCTTACCCTCTCCTGCATATGCTCTCCTGCTAGTGCAGCTCATGAATAGAGATAACCTGATAGATAAATCTACAGCTATCCAGAGTGGTGATGCAGATGCTGCTGCAGATATGAGTACTAAAATGATGGATCTATACTCTATTCAGGGTGCTGTTATTGGCCTCTGCTGGTTTCATAAAGAGTATGATTTAGAGACTGCTAAAGGTAGGCTGAGTACTCCTGAGGCTCTGTTAGATTATGGTGAGCAGGTATATGAGGAGATGTATGAGGCTGAGTGGACTGCAGGCCAGGTGGTAGAGGCATGGTCTCTACTGCTACCACTGATGGTAGATACTCTGGTAGACCAGGGTAAAGGAGCAGAGCAGGTAAATTTTACACCAGCTCAGCAGGAGCATCCAGCCTCATAGCTCTGGATATAGGCATAAACTATCTAGGTGATCCCTGGGCCTGGTACGGTTTACCTGCTGAGGATAAAGCAGATCTCTATGCCTACTGGCAGATACAGCATAGCAGCTCATCAGCTAGGTGGCTACAGTCTACCCCTGCAGGCCTCAGAGATCTTTTAGATATACTATCTACCTCAGTAGGTAAACCACCTGCAGGCCTTTTTAAAAATAGTGGTAGGCAGAGCCTCTCTCAGAGTGTTAGAAAAGGTATACTAAAAAAGAGTGGATCTACTCAGAGTGGTTTAGACTTCTGGAGTGATTAAAAAAGGGGTACCTTATGGCTGGTAACACTACTGAATGGGAGTTTACAGGGGACTCTAAGATCCTCAAAAAGGCTATTGAGGATGCTATCACAGTATTTAAAGGCCTGGATAATCAGAGTAAAGGTACCACTGAGGCCATTAAAAAACTAGAGACTCAGCTAGATGGCTTGACTGCTAGCAGTAAAGGAGCTGGTAAAGGAGCAGATGGGCTAGGTGATAAATTAAAAGGTCTAGGTAACACCAGTAAAACCAGCACTATAAACATAGCAGCTCTGAGAGAGCAGGTAGGTGAGGTAGGCGATACTGCAGGTGATGTAGACTCGATCCTAATGGGTATGACTGGAGTACTAGAGAAAATAGATCCTAGACTTGCACAGGTAGCCACTACTGCAGGAGAGATGGCGGCTGGCATAGAGTCTGTATCTAGAGTGATCGCCACTGCTAACCCTGTCATGCTGGCTATTATGGGAGTAGCTCTGGCAGTATCTGTAGCCTATACAGCTTATTCAGAGACTGCTGATAAAGCAGCTAAAGAGGCAGAGGATCTAGCTACTGCTAACGAAAAGGTAGAACAGAGTTTTAAAGATATAGAGTCTCAAACAAGTGATCTGGCAACTAGACTACAGGTAGGCAGAGGTGAGATCACTCAATGGGATGCTGACCTAAATAAAGTGCATGAAAACATAAAGGCTAAATATGCACCAGATGTAAAGGAATTATCTGATCTCTATATGCTGCAAAATATGAAGCTGATAGAGCTTAAAGATAACATTAAATCAGTAGGAGTAAAGGCCTATAATAAGCAAGCTAAATTAGTACGCAATTTAAAAAAGGATATGGATAGTCTAGATCGTACAATAGATAATCTAATATCAGGTGAGCAGGAGCTAATAGACATACATTATATGGTAGCAGAAGCTACTAAAGCAGCTACTAAAGCAGCTAAAGATAAAACAGAGCAGGAGGCAGCCTGGCTTGAGGCCAGTAATAAAAGAAAAGAGGCAGAGAAAAGTTTAATTGAGCAGGCAGATGCAGCCAGGGTAGCTACTCTCTCTACTCATGAGCAGATTAGAGATGCTTACTTTAAACAGATTGATGCTATTGATGCGACTCTAAAGAAAACGAAACAGACTCCAGAGCAGGAGGCTATAGCCAGTGCAGCCATAGTAGATCTGCGCACTAAATATAATGCTGACATAGCTAAACTAGATGCAGATCTAGCAGCTAAACAAAAAGCTATAGCAGATAAGGCTACCAGAGAAAAAGAAAAAGCAGATAAAGCAGATGAGAGAGCACTAGAAAAACTAAAAGCTCAGGGTTTCGCTTTTGATGATCTGCATGATAAAGGTGGTAGATGGATAGATAAAATCACTGACCTCAGAGCAGAGCTGGCAGAGCTGGCAGAGCAGCAGTTAGAGGGTGCAGATGTAGCTGAGCATTATGCAGAGGTATCAGAAAAACTAGGTGATACTTTTGAGGAGCTAGGTGAGGTAGCCTCTAAAAGCTCTAGCTTCATGGCTGATATGTTTGGTGATGCTATCACCCTCATGATGATGCAGAGTGAAAACCTGACCGATAAACAAAAAGAGCAGATCATGATGCTCTATAGAGCACAGCAGGCGGCAGCCATTACCACCATAGGTATAGATACTATGGTAGCTGCCACTAAAGCACTGGCTGAATTAGGACCGATAGCAGGACCGATAGCAGCAGGGGCTATGGTAGCGTCTGGACTTATTAACGCTGGCATAGTAGCTGCTACACCTCCTCCAGAGTTTCATATAGGTGGTATCATACCTAGTAGCAGCACTCTGGTAAACGCTCTACCAGGTGAGAGTATCCTAAATAGAGAGACCACAGCTCAGCTAGGTGCAGGTGGTGTAGCAGCTCTAAACAGTGGAGGTGCTGGAGGTGCTATGGTCATAGAGCAGGTTTATGGTCATAGGGTGTTTAACCGTTTTATAGTAGACAACCTGGCCTCTGGTGGTCCACTCAAAAAACAGATAGTAGGTAATACCAGAGTAGGTCACAGAGTGAGGTCCACAGCATGAGTGAGTATAGTAAAACATATCTGAGAGGCCTGCTCATACCTGATACCACCATCACAGGATACCTCTCTACAGAGAGCACCTCTACTCAGGCCTCACCTAGAGCTGGTGTGCCTACACCTCAGGTAGATACTGAGGCAGTGCTACAGGCTACAGGTAACCAGACTGATGATGCTGATGGTCAGCAGATAGAGGTGCTGACTCATAGAGGTGGATATGCTGGGCCTGACAAAGCAGGTTTTGTATGGAGGCACACTGCCTCACCTGCTGAGAGTTATCGTGGTTGGGATGTGCCTCAGTGCCTCAGCTCATGGAAAAACATCAGCTATAATAATACAAGCACAGGCAATTTAGGACTGCACCTGGTGAACATCACTAAAGAGGATGGCACTGATTATATGCTGGCAGTTAATACCACTATATCAGGTGATAACTCTAAAATAAATTATCGAAAATACACAGAGGCTGCAGGGTGGTCTGGTACCACTCAGATATTTAGCCAGACTAAATATGCTAATGATGATGGTACTCAGCTCTATAACTACTCATGCCTGGTAGTTTTACCCTCAGGCAGGGTGCAGGTTTTCTCTCTCTACTATGATAGTAATGAGGATACCGTAACTGTGAGAATGTACTACACTGATGATGAGGGTAGTAACTGGACTCTAGGTAGCTCAGCCTGCATAGATGGTGTAGATGTGAGTGCTGATAATGATGGTATACCAGTGAGGCTCAGAGTGGCCTATAAAGACGGTCAGCACCTGATGCTACTGCACCTCTCTGCAGGTGGTAAAACTTACCCTGATATCATTAGGCAGTATGCCTCTGATGATATGGGTGCTACCTTTACCGGTGTTAGGGTGTGGACTGGTGCTACAGTATCTGAGGCTGGAGGCTGGCCTGATATCACAGTAGCAGATGGTAAGTTTGTAGTAGCCTGGATATCTAAAAATGGGGCTAAATCAGCAGTGCAGCTCATCGGTACAGCTTATGATCAGGTGGATCCATCTACTGCAGAGATGAGTGCCTGCGTAGATGTGATAGCTAATAACGGATCTGCAGCTATGGCTGAGGGTGAGTTAGCTCTAGCCTCTGATGAGGATGGCATACTCTACCTCTATGTGATGTACACACCTGCCTCAACTCCTCAGGGTGGAGTTATCAGATCTCTAGATGGTGGTAATAGTTGGGAGTCTCCAGGGTACTACCAGCAGTTTGCAGGAGGCTCATCATGGTGGGCACCCTCTGCAGGGTATACCCTCACAGCTACTGATATCAGGATCTGCAACTATGCCACAGTTTGTAGGAGAGGCCAGGTGGTGATGGTTCATAGCTATAGAGATGCAGAGTCTACCACTGCTTTAGGTGAGCATAGTTTCTGTATGATGACTATCGGAGGCTACAGCTCAGTTACTTTACCCTCTCTATTTATTTTTGATCGAGCTTCTAAAAGGGTCTCTTTTCAGTCTCATTATATAGGGTGTGCTCTACCTCCTGAGTTTTCTAGCTGGACTAAAACCACCACTGGAGGTACTGAGAGTATTGATACCTCTGAGGGTGCACTCAGAATAAATACCAAACCTACTGCATCCAATACCCTTTACTACACTGAGACTTTTGTAGAGGGTACAGGTAATCAGCAGGTAGCTTTTACTGAGGGTCTACTAGGCCAGTACACCAGCTACATGATTACCACTGGCACCAGGTTTAGAGTGCAGCCTCTAGTATGGAGCACTGCTAGTGGATATGTAGGCATCAACATAGATATAGATACCACTGGTATCCATGTAAAAACCATAGCTAATGTACTAATTGATGAGGTACTTTTTGCACCTCTAGAGAAAAAGATACAGGTGCTATGGGGTATAAAAGGTGGTGAGGCTGCAGGCACTGCAGGTGTATGGTACAGAGAGGTTACCAGTGAGGATAATATAGATAGAGAGTGGACTCTAGTATACCAGGGTGCTGTTACCACTGTAGCAGGTGGCTCATCTAGCTGGATTAAATGGGGTGATATGCTCACTGCTATCACCACTGACTGCTATGTATATGACTTCTGCTACAGCTATGGTGCTAATAACACTGCATCACCTAGAGTACCTATGGTAGGTAGGCAGCTCTCAGATGGTCAGGTAAACCCTACTGAGCTGTTTAGACGTAACTACTCCACCTCTCCAGTTTTCGTCACTAAAAATACCAGAGTGGCTATGACTGATGGACCTACTTTTGAGCAGGATCAGTGGTTAATAGATATCAGGTGGCTCTATGGTTATGATAATATGCTACCTGCTATCTCTCCATCACCTCTACAGGGGTGGAGGTCTACCACTAAAGTAGCTGATCAGTATGTAGCATGGCAGCGTAACCCTGATAGCACTGATGCTTACACTGGCTCTGACCTCTATGCAGTGCATTTAGAGGAGGTTAATTTTACAAGCTGTATAGTGGAGTATAAAACAGGTGGAGCATGGACCTCAGTAGGCTCCTTTAGCCTCAGCCAGAGTTTTAGTTTTACTAGAAAAGGTAACACCCTGAGAGCTATAGCAGGAGGCTCCACAGCATCCACCTGGATAGGTGCTGATGAGCTGGCAGGCTGCACTTTTGAGGATGGCTCACAGGTTACCTGTAAAATCTCTCATAACTCCTCTGGTTACTTTTATAATAATGAGGGTGGTAAAATGGCTACCATCTATCTGGATACTGCCACTTATACTCAGGGTGGTTTAGGTACCTCAGGTACTGGCAGTGTATGGTTTAAAAAAGGATCGTTTTTATTCGAGCTGGCAGATATGGATTTTGAGGCTATCCGTTTAAAGCTCTCTCCTGCTGGTACCACTCTACCCTATGAGGCCTACCATACTATAGGCTCTGCTATTTTTGGCAGTGTTACTGCTTTTGGTATGGACTACAGCAGAGCCAGGATCCTTACTAAAGAGTCACCTACAGAGCTGGTAACCTATCGTAATGGAGCCAGGCACAGTTACACACCTGGTGCAGCTAGGCAGCTCGTTAGGTTTAGTTGGGCAGAGGGTGTGGATACCACTCAGGCCAGGCAGCTCTATGCTGCTGGAGGTAGTCCAGAGCCTACCACAGTAAACTATATACAGGGTGGCAGCACTCCTACTGCTAACAGGTATGATGCACCTCTACTCATGTACTCTCTGGTAGATAAACTAAATGGAGCTGGTACCTGCCTGGTCTATCTGCCATACATTAAAACAGTAGGTGCAGTAGGTGCTACAGTCAACATCATAAATAACGCCAGAGGTGCTATCTATGGTAGGCTCAGCTCACCTGTATCTATAGAGGCAGATGTAGGCTCAGAGGAGGTAGATACTGTTTACAGGGTAAACACTATCACCATAGAGCAGGAGCTATAGAGTGTTTAAAAAACCACTCTCATATACTGAGCTGCTCAGAGATGCAGTAGAGATAGAGTTTTTACTAGAGGTCTCCTTTGCAGGCAGGGTTTACAGGTGGTCTACCAGAGGTAGTGCAGTACCTCTGGATGATGGCACAGAGATCCTTTTTGCAGGTGGTTTAGAGGTAGACTACTCAGATCCTCTAGATCTGTTTAATGAGTCACCCTCATTTACCTCAGTACCTTTTAGTTTAATTTTCTCAGATGATATAGCTGAGCTAATCAGTCAAGGTCATGACCTCTATAACGCTCCAGGCACCCTCTCATTATGGGTACCTGGTCGAACATATGAGCAGAGGATCGTACTCATAAAGGGTACCTGCACAGATCCTGAGTATGGTGCTGCTGGTGAGCCAGTCTCATTTTCTCTCCAGTCTAATAGCTCAGAGGATACAGCTCTATGGCCTCCTGCTACTATGAGGATCTACTCTAGTACCTATAGTGATGCAGATCCTAATTATGATGAGCTTTACTATCCTATCATTATAGGTCAACCAGGTATATCAGGTGCTGCTGCTGGTGATCAGGTGCCAGGGTCTCCAGCATATGCCGTCTATGCACCTGCTCTCACTAACCCTACTATACTGGTAGCCGGTCACCCCTGCTCAGCTACCTCAGTAACTCTCATAAATAAAACCCAGGAGGAGGATACTGGCCTGAGCAGGAGAGCTACCCTCTCAGTAGCTACTACCACAGATGGTCTAGGCCAGGAGGTAACCACTGGCACCTATGATAATGTATCTATGGGTGATACCTATGTAATAGGTGATGAGCTGGTAGTTATCTGGAATAATGGTGGTGGTATTTTAAATGAGAGAGAGACTGCAGATCTCAGGGGTGCAGGTGAGGTCATAGTATTTATGCTGAGAAAAAGCACCCTGAGTTTTGATGTAGGTAGGTGGAGATCTGTAGAGAGCTATTTAAACCAGAGGTTTAAAATAGATTGCTACATAGATGAGCCAGTAGTACCAGCAGAGTGGCTCACTCAAAATATCTACCCACTACTAAATATGAGCCTGGTAAACTCCACTGAGGGCCTGGCTCCAGTTATCTGGAGGAGAGAGGCCACTCACTCAGATGCAGTAGGCCAGCTCACTGCAGGATCTGACTGCAGTAGATCAGGACCAGTGCTCTATGAGTATCAGCAGCTCATAAATGAGGTGAGGTTTACCTATGCTCTAGATGCTACAGATAATGAGTTTTATAGAGCTGAGTTTTTAGTAGGTGAGATAGATTTAGTAGAGGATCCTGTAGCACTGGCCAGACCTACCATTCACAGTGAGTACAGCAGAGCCAGTTTTATTAGGTATGGCAGCCATGCTACTGAGATGAGCAGTGATGTGGTTTATGAGCCTGCTACAGTTTATGAGATCCTAAACTGGATGAGCAGAGCATATGCTCTACCCTACAGAGTAGTTACCTATGATGTAGCTACCAGGTGGAGTTTTTTAAATAGAGGTGATGTGGTTACCATTACTGATGCAGAGATCCACCTCACTGATAAACTGGCTCTGGTGAGAGATATTGCATGGAGCCTAAACAGGGTCTCAGTTACTCTGGTACTGGTAGAAGATCCCCCCCTAACTAGCAGAGTGTAATAATGGAGGATATTAGTAGGAGAGTAGATAGGCTAGAGACTCATGTAAATACTGTGCAGGGTGAGGTAAATAACATGGCTATAGAGCTGGCTAAATTAAATCTATCAGTATCACACCTAGAGACCTCTAGCAGTGAGAGATTTAAAGCACAGAAGATCTACCATGATGAGCTAAAAACCCTACTAGAGCAGCAGAGATGTGAGCTGCTCAGGAGAGATGAGGAGAGTAAAAGCTATAGACTAGCCAGAGAGCAGAGAGAGAGCACCATAGAAGTGAATAAACAAAAGTGGATACAGTCTATATTTTCACCTCAGACCATCATTATTATCCTGGCTATTATTGCAGGTATGTTAGGTATAAGGATATCAGATATTGGAATACCCTAAAAAGTGAGGTTAGAGATGTGGTCAGATATTAAAAGCAGACTGGTTAGTAGTAAATTTTGGATGGCTCTGGCAGGTGCAATAGTACCTCTATGGCTCGGATCTCCTGACTCAGTAGAGGCACTCATAGCCAGCACTACTGTAGTGGTGAGCTACATACTGGGTAAATCCTATCAGGATAGTAAAGACTCAGCTAAAATCTCTGCTAAGTAGAGAGCTTTTTACCACCCCTGCCTAACCGTTTTACCTGGTATAGGCCTAAACCTATAGCATCAAAAACATTATGGCAGGCTGATGCAGGAGGCCAGAAAACAGAGTCTAACTCTACCTGGCTCAGCTCACTAGAGATCCTATGGTGATGGACCTTTTTAGGGACTTGTGCTTTCCAGGTAGCTGGTTTTACCTTTTTAGTTTCCCAGCTCATATCTGAGGCATACTCTGCCATGAGGTGTACCACTGCATCCAGGTTAGCTAGGTCACTATGATAGAGGGTTTTAGTAGGGTACTTTTCTGGCTGTTCTATCACCAGAGTAACCTGAGCATAAGGCCACATATTTTTAGCGCTCTCAGGCCAGTGGTCAGATGGCATAAAACCAGCCTCCTCCAGCCTCCAGGTATCACCCTCCTCCTCTATGAAAACAGACCATCCAGAAAAATTAACTCCAGGGTCTATAGCTATGACTCTATTTTTGCCACTCATTAGTTATCTGTGCCTCTGCTTTTATTGGTAAATCTGGTATAAAATGCTGCATACCTTTTATCATCAGCCTGCTCAGCTCAGCACCTGCCTCCTCAGCATCTGCCTCTGGTGACTCTAACATGATCTCATCATGTAAAAACAGGCATACTCTGGAGTTTTTCAAAATGCCAGAGCCTATCATAGTCTCTCTGCAGACTAACCATAGAGCCAGTTTAGCACCATCAGCAGTGAGACCCTGAAAAGGGGTATTTAAAACCTGACACCAGGTGAGGCCTGCTCTCTGCCTGCCTGAGATAGGATGTACTATAGTAGCATCTCCATATTTAGTCAGCTCTGCAGCCCTCTTATAATAGAGATCCATCTCAGGCCAACTACGCAGATACTGTGCTCTGAGCTTATCTGCCTCACTCTCAGTGATGACTACACCACTACCCTTTAGATACTTGACTAAAGCAGCAGATCCTAACCCACCTGGCAGACCATAGAGCACCCCTTTAGCAGTCTGCCTAGCTTTAGTGGTGGCAGGGTCACCATCTCTATAGGCCTGATAAACCTCCTCATAGGGTCTACCCTGCATATCAGCTACAAATTTACAGTGTAGATCTTTACCCTGTTTAATGACATCAGCCATTTTACTGGAGCCAAAAAGCCATAGGTTGATCTGGCTGAGAGCCAGTAGCTCGATCTGAGAGTAATCAGCACTCACATATTTATACCCTGGTCTAGGCCTGAAGCACTGCCTAAAACCTGGCTGGCGTGGTGGGTTCTGCATGTTCGGTTTTCTGCAGGAGGTGCGGCCAGTGCCTACCAGAGGCTGGTACCTGGGATGCACTGAGGCCTGCTGCAGGATCGGTACATAGGTGCTCAGTAGTTTAGCTGCAGAGAGGCTCTCTGCATACTCTATTAGATCTGTATCACCACTATCCTCTAAAACCTCTCTGGCTGTGGATACAGCACCTGAGGCAGTAGTAGGTGGTTTACCATTATAGGCTATACTCACCAGCTCCTTTAGTGCTGCCATATTTTTAGTACCGTTAGGCCTCATAAAACCTAGCTGAGTGGCTTTTAAAATACCTGCTCTAGCCTCCTCAGAGACCCTCTGAGTAAACTCTACCACTCTGAGAGGGTCTACAGTCATACCCCATACTGCAGCCAGATGTAGAGCCACTGCAGCTCTAACCTGAGCCTGCTCATCTAGTAGAGGTATTACAGGCTGACCAGCACTGGTTATGGTTTTATCTGCAGCCTGATGCTGATAGACTCTCATAGTCCAGATAGCATCCTCAGTAGCATACTCTTTAAAATGAGCAGGCCACTCAGCCAGAGGCACTCCATCTAATGAGCTGAAGTTTAGTCTAGTGGTATCCTTACCACCTATGCTCACTCCATACCTCCTCTCTACCATAGCAGCTAGGCTCACTTTACCACTCTGACCAGTAGCATTATTTATGAGTCTCTCTCTAATCATGGTGTCATAGATCCTACCCTCCTCCAGTGCAGTAAAGATAGGATTTACCAGACTATCTGCCTCTACCATCAGCACTGCTAGATCATAAGCTGCATTTTGTAGCACCAGTGAGTTACCCTCATGGAGAGTGCTGGCTACCCATTTAACGGTATCAGCACTATCCATGAGAGCTGCCTCACCACTCTCATTACATACCTGACCACAGACTAGCCGTGGTGTGAGCCTGGAGCTAATAAGATAGGTCTCAGTATCTAGAGAGTAGAGAGCCATTTAAAACGGTATCTCATCTGATGGTGCAGCTACGGTACCATCCATCAGGTAGGTGATTACCGTAAACTCTCTATCAGGATCTATACCTGCTATTTTATCACCACCTACAGCTATGGTATTAGCTCTAAACTTTATGAGAGAGCCTCTCACAGCAGTACCATCCTCCTCTACAGCTCTCTCAGCAAGCTCTATCCACTGATCCTCATCTAGCTGCTCAGCCTCCTCAGGTGAGATCTCCATCATGGCACAGAGCAGGGTTTTGAGTTTATCAAAAAAGCTATACCATTTAAACATTAAAAATTGGCTGACTATCTCACCTGCTTTATTACTCTGTTTAGAGATTTTAAAAATAGGAGTGATGTAGTCTGCAGACTCTACCACCTCTACTATAGCTATCTCTAATATGATGCTCATCTCACCCCTGCTTTTAGGGTTCTCAGATTTATGCTTTTTCATTTTCATAATTTTACCTATGTAGGTTCCATCATTAGTAAAAGCTGTAGTCCGTTTAGGAGCTGGTGCAGCTCCGATACCTTTAAAATCACTCATTGTATCTCTCTCTTTTATGGTTCATGGTTAAAAGTCTGGCAGCATTTAACCTCTGCCTGACTCCAGTTGACTCCTCTATATATCTGGCATCCTCCTGAGCCTTTTTAAAGGCTGCAGATAGAGGCCAGGTATGGTCGAGAAAATGAAAAGCTACCAGATCTCTGAGCTGGCCTGGTCTATGTAGACGGCCTATGAGCTGCTCACAGAGGCTACCACCTGGCACCTCCATGATCAGAGCTGTAGCATAATGCTGGAGGTTTTTACCAGTGCCATGAGCTAGTATACTAGCTGCACAGCTCTCACCTAGAGGAGCAGGAGAGCCAGCACCATAGACGCTAATACCCCTGACCTCTAGTGCAGTCTCTATAGCCAGAGATTTATACCATAGTATAGCTGGCTCACTCTGGCTCAGTAGCCAGTTTACTGCATAGTCTATGATCTCATCTGAGATCCAGACTGCCTCTTTAGGTGGCTCAGGCCTATGTTTTACCTGACTCCAGCCAGACCAGGCAGATCTGAGAGAGGCTGAGCCTCCTCCAGTCTCTATCCACTCCTGCACTAAAAAAGGAGAGTCTACACCTGGCCTACTTCTATAGGTGAGCTGCTCTCTAACTGCTTTATTCCAGATAGATCGAGCCTCTAGCCACTCATAATCTACCTGACCATCAGGCCAGAGCCACCTATAGTAAAACCCTATGCTGAGGTTTTTAGCTACTGCAGACTTTTGTGAGGCCTCACTCAGCTCCTCTCCATCAGGTCTGCACCAGCTCTCCTCCAGTGTTTTTAGAGCTGCTGCTATCTCCAGTGGTAGAGTTATCTGGTTATGTCGTATCAGATGTAGACTGGCATCACAGCTAAACTGCTGAGTATAAATTACCCCTGGTGTAGTTACCAGTCTAGTCTGGTAGGCAGCTCTCACAGTAGATCTCCTTTTCTCGTTACTCATCACCTCAGGCTGGTTAAAAAAGTCTGAGCAGTACCACTCTACTAGAGGCCAGACTAAACGCCAGTCAGCTAAAGTAGGCTCACCTTTAGGATCTATAGTAGCTGCCCACCTCATCAGCTCATACTGAGAGAGTGGCACTGGTGCGTTTTCTCTGAGGCTCAACTCTAGCAGATGTGCATAGTCCAGCAGGCTGGAGCTAGTAACGGTACCTGATACCCCTATAAAACCTGCTGTAGGCCTATCTATAAAGTACCGTCTAAACCGTTTAGTACGGGTGCTATTAGGTTTTCTGAGGTAGTGGCACTCATCTGCTATGATGAGATCTGGCTCATAGTCATCTAAAATAGAGGAGCCACTAGCTACACTGAGTTTACCATAGGAGACCAGCAGTGGAGGTGTAAAGGTAAAATGATCCTTCCACCACTCCAGGTCTGCTCTCATCTGGTTTATCAGTGCTGGAGGTGCCAGCAGTAGAGGCCTCTGAGCACCTGCAGCAGTGCCTGCCAGCAGGCAGATACCTGTTTTACCTGCTCCTACTCCTATCAGGCCTAGCATACATTTTCTATCAGCTATGGTCTGGAGAGCTATACCCTGCACTGGTCTCAGCCAGGCTCCACCTTTACCTAGTTTTTTAGTCCAGTACTCTGCTGCATGTATGGCTGCAGCACTGGTAGTACTCACACCAGTAGAGGGTATAGCTAAAATCCGATCCATGCAGGTAGGGGTTACCTCTCTCCTGCTATCTAGCTTATCAAAAAGCAAGTCTATTTTTGAGGTTTTCATCAGGGGTTTTCTCGTTTGCGTTTATTGTTTTATTTGGTTTAACAGATGTGCTCTGAGTTAGCACCTGTTTTCTCTCATTCATGAGACAACATAGGCAGTAACTACCCTCAGGGTAATACCTGCCATGACTATAACAGGTGCTCAGGAGAGGTCTGCTCATCTCTTTTTACCTCTACCTTTAGCTTTTTTAGAGGGTCTGTAGCCTGCAGATCTAGCTGCTCTGGCTACCTGTTTAGCTTTTCTTTTAGTTTTAAATGGACCTTTACTACCCCATTTAAAACCACCTTTAGCTTTAGTTACTGGCATCTAGTACCTGCTCTCTCAGCTCAGCCAGCTCATCAGCAGGAGGCATATCACCAGCATAGACTAAATCTACCTCTGCTGGTCTGGCACTCATAATACTACTGAGCCTATCTGCACCATCACAGTATACCTCCAGCACCTCAGGAGATAGCTGCTGTTTACTCTCTGGCTTGTACTGGCTCCAGACCCTATCACCTGACCAGCTCTCTATAGAGGCTGCAGGTGCTCTAATAATAAGCAGGTGACTACTCATCAGTCATACCCTACCAGGCTCTCAGAGGTACTCAGTCTGTACCCTGTTTTAAAAGTAGCTGCTGCTGCACCTGCTACATTACTGGACCTAAAGCAGCTAATGAAAAAGAAAGCACCTACTGCATCTGTAGTCATATTGGCGTTAAAGGCTGCAGTACTCACCTGGCCTATAGCCAGATTAGCACTACTAAAACCAAACCCCTGAGATGCTCTCAGGCCTACTATGGTGGTAGTAGCTGAGGATGCTCTACCATGTATCATACCGTTTACACCTACATAATTAGCATTAACAGTGGTGTAGGCTGCACCCTCAGTGGTACCGTTATACCTGCCAGCACCAGTAGTAGGACCAGCAGCACCATCATAGTGGATCCGAGCATCTACAAAAGTAGTGGTGCTGGTATTTATCGTACCGTTACTGCATATGCCTACTGCTATAACTAGATCAGTCTCATTAGCTGGAGCTGAGGTCACCTCTACATTAAACTGAGCATTTAGGATCTGCTGAGCAGTCACCTGTACGCCATACTCATTTAGTAGTGGAAAGGTCCATATAGCACCCTGCCTGGAGTCAGTCTGACCAGTGACACCACCTAAAATACTTACCGTCCATGCACCTGTAGCAGAGGCATAGCTCACTGAGTCTAGAATACTATTAGTATCCAGACTGGCTGTGGCCTCTGTTGGACCTGGCGTTTTTAAAAACTCACCTGCACCTAGTAGGCAGGGTCTCATGAGAGCACCTAGCCTGGGTGAGATGTTTCTACCTGCTAAACTCTGAAACTGTGGCATAGTTAAAACCTCCTATAAATCAGTATCATTTACCTCTGATGATGGCTACACCATCACAGCTCCTGAGTATAGAAAGTACCCTACTGGCTAGAGGGTCGCCACTATCTACTAGCAGCACTCCTTTAGGGTGGTCTTTATAAACTGCAGCCATGAGTTTACCAGCTATCTGTTTAGCACCCTCATTATACTCGATCAGCTCATAGTAATCTACACCACTCTGCTGAGATACTGTGGCCTGATAGGGTGAGATGTACTCACTCAGGGTGATAGCTCCTGGTGGAGTTTTCTCAAAATAGCAGTCTACTAAAACTACCATATCAAAACTGGCTACCTGACTGAGCTGCTGCTCTCTCTGGTGAGCCTCATCTCTGACTGCAGCCAGTGTGCTCTGCAGCTCCTTTACTGGTGCTGGTATAGAGAGGTGCTCTCTCTCCTCACCAGTCTCTATAGCCTCACCTCTATCTACCTCAGTCTCTGCTGCATAATCCATAGCCTTTATAGATGTGCTCTGTGGGTTTATTAACTCA